AACTCCACACCCAAGGCCGAGGGTGGTCTTCACCGTTCATATCGTCTAGGTGAATGAACCTTCTCTCGATTGGCCCTCTCTGAGCCACACCAATACCGGTCATTCCCATCTCCATTGCAATACGAATTAGACGGTAAGCATCCTTACCTGACACAGCTACGTCAACTGCTCGACCATAAATATGCGGTGACTTAGGCGCACCGTTGATAGCAGAGTTATGAGCTATATGTCTGTAACCTGAATTGATAATCATAGGAGTATTAAACTTTTTACGAATTGATATTAACTTCTCCATGAAGTTATCGTCCATCTCGCATTCACCTGTACCATGACAGGCCATTTCCTTAGCAGTAAAAAACAAATTCTCTAACATTATTTTACCTTTATTAAAAAAGAATCTAACTTAGCTTCAAGCCTATCAAACCTAGCCATAATTTTATTGAGGTCTTTATCTACCTCGTCTTTAGTAGCATAGGTCTTGGCGGCTTCTTCTCGTGTGTCGGCTATACGCCGCTTAGTATCTTGTACCTGTTGGCTAATGCCACGCACCCACCATACAAATGAGCCACATGCTATGCTTAGTATTGCATTCCAAATCATAGTAGGATCGTTAGGCATTATCGTACTCCTGTTGTAGTGCCAGAATACTGGCTGTATATATCTATCATTTGAGATAAAACATCCTCAACTGGAGGTGTGTATTTTCCTCCATATAAATTTTTAATTGATTCACTCCATTTATAAATTGTATCTACATTTGGGGGAGCAGGTAGAAATGTACCCTCTCCTTCAACTAAATTTATCAATACTTTTTCATCAAGTCTGTTTTCAAATAAACCATTGTCAGTAATAGAGTTAACTATAGCTGACGTATCTAAACCAGCAGATTCTGCGTGAGATATTGCATCAAATATTTCTGTTGATCTATTGTACTGAAGCTCTAAAGTTTTTTTGTAAGCATCTATAAATTCTGAAGTATCTCTTGGTCTTCTATCACGAACAATTTCGTTAAATATATTATCGTATTTACCCATATCTCGTGATAATGTACTAAGTTTAAATCCTACTTCTCTGCCAATGTCAAAAAATTCTGGTTTAATGCCAGTAGCTGCGGCAGTTAATGCAAATCCTCCACTTATTTCTCGACCAGATTTTGTACGTTTAACTTTATAACCTTGATAAATATCTCTACCACTTTTTATAATACCCGGTTCAAACCCTTTAGAAGCTTGTTTTAATCTAGCTATAGCTTGATCGTTCCATAAAGGAGAACTACTTAACGGACGGCCATATTCATCTTCGCCCGTAGCCAATGATCGTACAGCCTCAAAAAACATACTAGGACCAACACTATCAACAATAGGCTGCACTGCTCCTCTATATAAAGCATCATCAACAGCACCTTCTACATACTCACCTTGGTTAGAGGCTCTTAGTGCGGCCCTTAGTGGATCATTTTGTGGAGATGCTGCCCAAGGATTAATATAACTTAAACTGGTTCTGATTCCTTTACCTGTTTTAGAATCATAGTCTGTATAAAGATATTCTGCGCCTTTAGCAAAATCAGGAAGAAAATATTCTATTCCTTCTCTTTTAGTGTAAGGATTATCAGGGTTTTCTTTTTCTTCTAAACCCATTAATGTAGAAAATGTTAGGGCTAGTGCTGGAGCAGAAGCTTGTGCGGCGACAATAGAACCAAATCTTTTTCTTCCTAAATTTCTTTGTGCTTCGCCTTGTAAAGAACCATCAGCATTTTTAACACCAAGCTTCATTTGGTCGCTACCTTCTTTTAAATCTTTAAAAGCTGATTTAAGAATGTTACCCTGCGTTCTAATCATTTCATATTTAAAAGATAGAAAGTCAGCAAGAGGAGCTTGCCTAGCTTTTCTAAGAAGTTGTGGGATACCGTTGTAGTTTTGCATGTGTAAGTTTACTTGAGCAGCAGCTTCTTCATCTAACTTAGTAATTTTAATAGGAAGACCATCACTTGATCTAAATGTTCTTATAACTTCGTCAGGATTAATTCCTTTATCTATTAAAATCTGACGTTGATTGCTTTTTTCATTAGCATTGGCAAAACCTTTCCACATATCATCCATAGACTGATAAAAAGTAATTGCTTTTCTATTTAAATTTCCTGCGCGACCTTTAATTTTATTTAAAAAACCTTTGCCTTGATAAATTGGATCACTTAAATCCCAAAAAGCTTCTTTACCTGCATCTTGCAAAGCACCTCTAAAAGTACCTAAATCAATACCCGCTTGATAGTACCCTAAAGCAACACCCTTTTCATATTCTGCCCGAAGTTGCTCGTCAGGAAAAAGCCCCATGCCCCTAGCAGTATCTTTCATAGCTTTTAAATTTTTAGGGTTTAGGTATCCTGCACCAAAAGCCATATAACCACCGCCAATAAAGTTACGCGCAACTGCGGTTGAACTATAAACAGTTTTTGCTGCGCGAGTATAGCCTTGAACAAGCATATAAGTTTGTCCTACTTTACCCCAATTAGAAATAAATTCATTACCAAGTTCTATTGCAGATTGAGTTTGAGGAGTAGCAAATAAACCTTCAAGTGGACTTGTAATATCTGGTGATGTTTCTTGTAACGGTCTAGTAATATCTGCTCGACTAGGAATACGAGATGTTAATGATTTTGTAATATCTTGAGCAGCAATAATGTTTGTTGCTGCACCTTTAATTTCTCCTGCTCTAATAGCTTTTGCTACCTCTTGTTCATAATTAATTGTTTCAACGGTCTGCATAAGCTTTGATAAAGTATTAGCATAATTTTGAAATGGATTTTTACTTTCGCCCATAAGTGTACGAATAACTTCATTTATATCTTTCTTTTTAGACAAGATTTTGAGAGCGGATTGGGGTGTGTCTATCTGCCCAAAAGCTGTAAATAAATCACCCTCATCGTGAACAGTTAATATTTTTTCAAACTGTTGGTTTATGTATCCTTCTGGTTCTTTTTCAACTTGCCTAATTAAACTATCTTGTTCTTTGGTTAAAGTTTGTTTAGCGTCTTGAGCTTCTTTAGCTGCTTTATAACCATCATCTATGTTTCTATACTGATTGCTAAATAATTGTCTAGCATCCTTTAAAGCTTTTTCTCCTTCAATTGTTTTAATAAATTCTTTAGAAAAATTAGGATTATCAAATTTTTCATAGCTTGTAGTAACGTATAGTTCAGTATCACCATCTATTGATTGGGTAATTCTTGTTTCAAGTTCTGAGTCTTTTTTTATTGCTTTTGTATCTATTAATTGTTGCTGAAAATCTTTAACATTATCTCGCATTAAATTAACTTCTTTTAAAATATTAGGCGCACGAGAACTAAGAGTTGAAAGAGCAGCAGCATTGCCACGAAAACCATTATCTATTAAAGTAAGTGTTTCTTTATCTAAACTTTCAACTTTTGTATTCAAATCTTTTTTAACGGCAGTTTGCAATCGACTAAGATTTCTTGCAACTAATCTTTCAGATAAAATACGAGTAGCGTCTAAACGCTCCCGCCTTCTTTTCTGAGCTTGTCCTAAACCAGCACCTGATCCTAAAGCACGTTGAGTAGATGCTAAAACTTTTTGAACAAGAGTTCTTCCATTAATATTTATTTCTGTTTCAGCAATTCCGGCTGTTGCTTTTTTCTTACTTGTAAAACGTACACTTCCATCAGGCAAAACTTCTTCAACAGTGTCCTTTACATTTGGGTTATTTTCTATACCTTTTCTAATTTCTTTAAGTTTATCCTTTCTAGCTTTTTCTAATCTTTTCTTTGCTGCTCCTGTTACCTCTCCAAAGCCTTCTTCTATTGGAACCTCAACAACTACATTACCATTAGCCTCTACTTTTTGTGAAGCTACGGTAAGATCATCACCTATTTTCTGTGGCACTTTGCTCATAACAACGGTTGTTGAAGGTACTAGTTGTCCAAGGGCTTCAGCTTCAGCTTCGGCAAGTCTTTCTGCACGTACAGCAGCATTGCCAACTTTTTTATTCATGCGCCTAGCAGCCCATTTACTAATACCAAAGTTAGCGCCTCCGCCTATAACACCGCTAAATAATGTTACTAAAGCTAATTGTTTATAATCTATGCTATCAGCTTTTGATAGTTCACGCGCTTCTTCAGGAGACATGCCTTCTGCAATAAATCTTTCATATACATCATTATCATAGACTCTACCAAGGTTTAAATCTAAAGACTGATCTGCAAGGTCCATAGCTGCGCCATAGGCAGCACCCCCTGCAAAACCAGTACCACCTGTAGTAAGAGCTACCTTTTTAGCGGAGTCCTTAACTACTTGTTTTATTACTTCTTCAGAAACTTCTTTAGACGCGCCTGTCTTAATTATTTCTTCAGCCGCTTCTTTTCCTATACCTTTTTCAATTAGTTGTTTTTTAAGTTGAGATTTAAATGCTAATCTACTAGCAATAGCAGCCGCTCTAGATGCACCAACTAGAGGTGTTAAGAGAGGCGTAGCCGCTCCAGCCGTCAGAATTCCAACACCAACAGCCGCTAAATTTAAAGGATCAGTTAGTGAATAACGTAAAGCTCTTAAAGCCGAACCTACATCACTATCTGTATCGTCATACATATCCATAGAATCTACTAAAGATTTTTTAGTAGCATCGTCCATATCATCTATAGAATAAGCGGTTGCTCCCATATTGACAATATCATTGTTAAGTTGGGCATGACGACGCTTAAACCATTCGGCAAGGTTTTTATCAGAGCCTTTCCAATCTTCACCTTCTAAATGCTGATGAAAAGTTTTAGCATTCTTAATCCATTCTCGATTAGTATCGAGACTATCCATAGTATATTCAGGCTGATCGGAAGGAGCAGCAACAGGTTGAGCAGCGTCAGGAACACCTAAAGACGCATCAACTCTTCTTGATATCTCTTCAAAAATCTCGTCACCACTTTTTTTATATAAAGGTACTTCATCTAAAGATGTTGTAGTGGAAACAGTCGGTATAGGTAAACTAGTTGGTGAAGAGTCAACATCTAAAGACGCATCAACTCTTCTTGATATCTCTTCAAAAATTTCGTCACCACTTTTTGTAGCTAATTCTGAAGACATTTTATTTGCTTAATCTATCAAGAACTGAATTAAATATTTTTAAAGCCTGATCGGGCTGACTTGGATTTTCTCTAAGAGCTTCAATTGTACTTCTACGTGCTTCATTAACTCGGGCTGCAGTTCTTTTATCACCATAAAGTTTACCACTAGCTACAAAAGCCCCATCTACAAGTGATCCAAATCCTCTGACATTTAGTGCAGCACTCATTTCTGTTTGAACAGCAGATAAATTTGGAAGTGTTTTAGCAGTTTTGCCAGATGCCCTTGCTTTTGCAAATGCAGCATCAATTGTAGCACCAGACACAATAGCATCTACAACTTCTTTTCGTTGCTTGGCAGGTATCTGTGCAATACGTTCTAACACTTCTGCATCGCCTCTAATAAACTCCATAGCCTGTGCAGTTTCTTTATCTAATCCTGATATAGCTGATTCAAACAACATATCTTCGTTAGCATCTAAAGCAATAGCTAAGTTAGAATCAATTTTTCTCAGTTCTGCTTTATTCTTTTTAAGAGTTTCTTGTCTTGCCTCAATGCCCATAGCAAGACCTTCGCCAGCACTAATGTCTGGATTAAATAAAGCAGCAGCAAGATTAGATAATATAGCAGGATCGTAGCCTTTCAAAGCTTTTCTAGATTTATCTGCTTGTTCTCTGGCAAACTTTTCTTTACTTACTGTTCTTCCTTTTGTTAATTCTTCACGAGAAGCAAGGTCTGCCTGTAAAGCATCTCTATAAGATGTCTTAGTACCTTCGGTTCTTGCTCTTATACTTTCTTCAGTTTCTACGCCTGATGGAAGAGCAGGATTAGTTAATGCTCGTGTCATAGCAAAGTCATTAGGTATTAAATTTCGGATAGCATTTATTGCAGGACTACTATTTTTAACCTGTGTATTTACAGGCTGTTGAGTTTCTTGTGCTGCAACTGTAGCGTCTAATTGATTTTTAATTTTTTCTGAGTCTTCTTCAGAAACAGAATCGAGTCCCATACCTCCACCTTGCTGTCTATGTACAAGATCAGATAGGCCACCACCTTGTTTAAATCCAAAAAGATTTTTACCGCTAAATCCCGGTCCACCAAAAGCAGAACCGCCTCCCATACCATAGATGTTAGCAGCAGATAAACCAAGTCCTAGTAACTGTTGTCCTGTACTTGGACCTTGCTGTCCCGGAGTAGTAATTTGTTTATTCATGGAAGGAATAGTATTTAAAGGATTACCATATATAGTATTAGAATATTCTGCTAACGCAGCCTGTGGTTCACCACGCTCTTCAAGAAATCTAAAGTATGCTTCATCTAAAGCTGACTGACCTAGTTCTCTACGATCTTCACCAACACCTGTCAAAGCACCCTGCTCTGCTAAACCAGAAGCAAACATAGCTGGACCTGCTTTTGCAAGCTGCGCGGCTTGACCCGCTTCTCTAGCTTTTTGAGCATTAAATTCTTGACGACCTTGAGTAAAAGCTGATTGTAAGCCTCTAGACTGAATATCACCAAGACGTTGACCTTGAGCTTCACCAAGCAATGCAGCCTGTACTCCTGCACGAGAACCTAGACCACTCATACCGCCAGCATCTACTGCTTGTTTTTCAAACTGCGGTAAAATTCTACTTGTAAAATCTTTCTGAGCTTCGCGTTTTTCAATATCAATAACAGCTTGCTGATAAGGATTCATATACTGCTGTGCAATATCACCTGTAAACTGTTCTCCCTGTTGGCGTGTAATACCAAGGGCTTCCTGCTGAAGAGGCGCTGATAAGCCTACAAGACCTTCAATACCTGCTTGAGCATCAAGTTCCTGTTGAGTAAACGGAGCAATAGTTGCGCCTTCATAAGGAACATAACCTTCAGCTACACGTTCTTCATAAAGACGTTTAGCTTCGTCTGCAACCTCTGCAACCTTTCCAGAAATTTCAGAAGGTAGCTTTTGTGTCTGTTGTACTGTTTGAACTTGTGGCTGACTCTTGGAGCTACCAAATAGTGAAGATAGGAAACCCATCGTTATGTCCTCTCATTTATTGAAGATGTCAAGGAAGCCAAGCCATTAATTTCATTAGGCTGTCTAGTATTTCCATAAGCATCTTTACGAATATCTTTTACAACATTATCCATGACATCTGCGCCTTCATCTGCATTACCATTTCCCAGTGCTGCCATTGTATGACTATCAATTACGTACTCAGAAGGACTGACTGCTAAGGTGCCTACTTGTTTAGGATTGTCAAGTGTACCTACTTGCTGTCCCATAGCTCGTTCAACAATAGGCATGTATACATTATCTTCCATGCCACCACCGTCTCCTTCAACTCTGCCTGAGAACTCTCCGCCAGCCTTTAGTCCCATAATACCACCGCCATATCTAGCATTAAATGCCGGAGGATTAGTATTTTCCAAATTAACCATATCAGCAAAATTAGACGCTGCTTGAGTATCAATTAAACTATACTGTGTTTCTATTGGTTCAGTTAAATCTATGGCTGCACGGTCAAATTGTTCTTTCACAACTAAAGAAGCTAGTGAGTCTTTACTAGGAAGCGTAGTAAAGAAAACGTCATGTAACTTTTGCTTTATATCTATATCTGCTATATCTCTACCTGACATAGGAATAGGAACAGGGATAGGAGCCTGTGTATTCATAGGCATACCAGCTAGTCCAGAAGGTGCTTGAGGAGCCATAGGAGCTTGCACAGGAGCCGCTGGATTAGGCATACCCGTCATAGGGTTAGGCACACCTTGGGCTACTCTCATGGCCTCCATAGGCTGTTCATTAGCCATGTTTCTATACTGCATAGCTTGATCTACTGGCATGTTCATTTGTTCTGTCCATAATCTGATTCAGGAGAACCTAAGTAAGCATTACTATTATACTGTACTTTCTTTATATTCCCAAATGTTTGGTTCTTTTCATTTAAGTTATGACGAGTAGGATCAATAAACTGCCCCGTATTAAGATTACCAAAATACGTGCTATCGTTTACTAAACTAAAATGTGTGCCTAATTCAGATTTTGCCATGATGTCTCTGCTCCTAAACTAACATATCCTTTAAACTTACCAGAGCTTGCTGAATATGCTATGTCACCTTTCTGTGGTCTACCGATTTCTGTTACTGTAACAACAGTATAAATATTTGTAGATGGTTTACTATTAACTTGTAAATCTCTTGAGTTTAATTCTTGTACTAAAACTGATCCCCATCTTTGAATACCATTGTACATTTCAGTAGCATCTTTAAAATAACTTCTTTTAAATAAAGTAGGGTATCTTGCCATTATCTTCCACCATCCCCTTGGACAGCTAGTCGAATTGATCCCCATCTCCAACTAGCATTATTTGAATCACAAGATACCCTTACTACCCCTTGCCTTCCTCTTGACCTTAAATCAACTTTTTGAGTTGTTTCTGTCACATCAAATTCTTTTGTAGTTTTTTCAGTACTCTCTGGATACTGTTTAGTAATAAGTTTTAATTTGATTTTACCACCGCTTAAATCAAAATCAGGAATAAGTCTGCTCATATACATGAGGGCATTGCCATCATCAATATCAAAATCACCTGACTCTACAAATGAAGTAAGTGTTTCACCATTTGCAGTAAAGACACCAGATGGCTCATTGTCATATACTAAGTTACCGCCAACTGTAGCACCAGTTGTAATCGTATTACCAAACACTTCTCTATCTGCAAAGGTAGTAAAGATCATATCCCCATAGACCCAGTACCCTTCTTCAGGAGAAAAGATAACATAGCTATCACACTCAGTACTACCAATAGAAGGATAAAGCCAGATAATTTCTTGAAACTCAGAATTAATTCCAGCAAATACTTTATCAGTATAACTTTGATTAAGCCTATCAAAAATAAATCTTCTTACAGTACAATCTAATGTTTGAACTTGACCAGCAAACGAATAAAAGTTATCATTTCCCATCCAGTATGTTACACCGTTGTAATCAACAGCACCGTGCTGTCCTATTAATCCACAGTTAGAACCTACCTGCTCAAAGTTAAAAACAAATGGTGGTCCTGCAAAGCTCATTGTCCATAGTGAGTTATCAGTCCAAATGTTAATAGCATTTTTTGATCTTACTGAACCTACAATTTCTGTACCGTCTGTTAGAACAACTTCACCGGCAGTTGTAGATAAGGAAGGAACCCAGTTTGTTCTATCATCTTGATCTGACCAACGAACAAGCATAGGATCAAACGGTCCACTAATTGTGGCAGAGGCTACATAAGAGTTACATCCCAGAGCAACTAAATGTCTATCATTAGGTGATACAATAATAGAATTTACACTAATAGGAGAAGTTGTAACAGTTGTTGCGTGTAAAGGTGTTGTACTTGCATCACTGTCGAAAAAGAAAATATTACTACCTTTTCTATTTGCAACAATATCCTCACCGTAGTTATCAATACTCCAGTTAGCTAGTGTTAAATTAATATTACTAGCATCTAGAGAAGAAGGACTGTTCCATCCTCTACCAACAGACTGCTGATAAATTAATGCAGTCATATTAATATCGGCTGTTATGGCACTTGCTGCACTAGCTGCCGTCTGAGAACTTATGATAAGCTGAGTACTGGCAACAGATACAATAGTAAACTCTGGACCACCTATACTAACTGTTGTTCCTGCACTATTAATAATAAATGGCTTAGATAGAATTAAATTACCACCTACTGTAACAGGAGTAACACTTGTATTAGCAGGTCTAAATACTACAAAGTCTCCCGCAGTACCATTATGAGCAGCAGCACATGATATAGTAACTAGCACATTACTTTCTGTAGTTGATATTTTACTTATCCCTACCGAAGTAGGAGGTGTGGAATTAAATATAGCAGCAGAATAACCTAAACCTTTAGTAGCTACTGATGCACCAGTAGGAATATAGTAGTTAAAAGTAGCATCTCCAGTAGCTGCTGAAGTAGCACCGGCTGCTGATGTTACATCAATTGTAAAAACATTAGCACTGGCAACAGAAATAATAGGATAAACATTTCCTGTTAAACTAACATTGCCACCAAAAACAGAAGCAGAAGTAAATAAAACATAATCACCAGCTACCCTTCCATGCCCTGTATCAGACACACATACTCTTGTTGATCCAACACTTGTTCCAAAAACACCTGCTAAAGTTACAGTAGAAGTAATAGGAGTAATATCATGTAAACTATCTCCATCCATTTCGTATAGTTTATCTGGTGTACCAAATATAGCACGGGCAATCCTATCTGAATCACGCCATGTTCTTAAATCTCTAGCTGAACCGTCAAAAGCTGTGGTTACTCTAGTCGTGTATCCTCGCATGTTTTCAGGTTTCTGAGCGCGAAAACGCACCCGATTACCGTCAAACCATTTATCACCTTCAGCAAACTGGGTGGTCTCCCTATGGAAACCCTGCTGAAATTCAAACTTTGCAAGTTTACTTGTCATTATCTAGTCATATTGTTAAGCATTACCGCATCAATTGTGGTAGCACTTCTAGCCGTATAAAAAAGAATATCAGTTGATCCTGATGTAGATGTTGCGGTAGGTACTGTTCCTCCGGCAAATTTAAATACAGAGTTAAAACTAATTGTTCGATTACCAGTAGCGTCCTGAATTAAATAGTAGTGGCCCGACTGCCCAGCATCCATATTACTAGGCGCAGCTAAAGTTCTGTTGCCGCCCAATGTTACTAAGAAAATATTACCAGTATCAGCATCTGAAACAACAGAAGCTGCATCAGTAAGAGTTGTAATAAAAGATTTAACAGCACTAGATACTTTAATCATTGCTGCATCGCCATAAGCTACTGTAGCATTAAATGTTTTAGCAGCAGTGATGGTATCTGTAGCTGATACTTTTACATAACGAATATCACCAAGAGAGGTATCAGGAACTTCTGTAGCACATACACCTACATTACGTAGAGCCGCAGTTCCTAGTCCAAGACCAGTAGAGTCTAGCTGAAAAACAGATGTACCATTAGTAAAGAAATAACTATTACCGCCATTAGCAACTGTAACACCAGCGTTGCCAGCAACACGTAGGATCACCGCATTGGTTGCAGCATTGGTTGATACTGCATTTCTAATTGCATAGGTTTTAGAATTATTAGGAATCAAAACAAAGATAGATGTATGAGCAGTTCCTATTGATCCAGAAAACTGTATGATAGCAGACCTTGCTTGATCCCCTGATCCTTGATTTTCTGTTAGTGTAACAGTTGCAGCACTACCTAAACTTACAGTGGTATAGCCAGCAACAGCTTCATCAACAAGACTAATAACACCATCATTGAGAACTTGTCCCCAAGTATTAGGATTATCACCATTACCTTGTTTAGTCAGCCTAATGTTTGTTGTAAAAGTTGAGGCCATGTTAAGTACCTTTTTCGTTGTTAAGTTTTAGTTTTGGAATTATGTTTCCTGTATAGTCAGGTCCAGTACAAAGCTTTCCTTCATTAGTTATAAAAAGAATTGTAAAAGTATCCTTACCTTTATAAATAGTAATAGGAGTTCCTGCTGTAGTTACTCCTGAAAAAACAAATTCTTCATTATATTCTTGTATGCTTTTTTCAATATCTTTAGCACCTTCAGTAAAACAAAACATCTGTGCTGACGCTGGAGATACAAACCATAAAGTTATTAAAATAGATGTTAAAATATATTTCATTTAAAGTCCTTTAGGCCAATCATATATTGGAGCATTACCTGTTGGAATATTGTTACTATCAACAGGTATTACAAACAATGCTTTAAACTCATCCATTGTAGAACAATCTGTAATATCTTTTTCAATTGCAGTTGCAGCAATTCTAACTGCATTTCTATAATTTTGAATAGCCGTAGGAATAACAGTACCGTCATCTGCTTTACGAATATATGCCCAATCAGTCTGAAAAAGTAAGGAGCCTTGTGTGGATTTTGTTCGTGAGATATACTGTGATTTAAGACCAAGTGCTACAAGTTGATTGCCGTCTTCATCTAAAAGAGCATTACCGTTACTGTCTACTTCATTTACATCTTCAATAGCACGTTCAGTTGAAGTCCACGAACCATCATTATTAGGACCAGTTACCCAATAAAACAAGTCATCAGGTTTTGATTGAATAGTTATCTCAGTAAGACCTCTTGCAGCTTTTTCGTCTGCTGACCAAACCATCCAATTTCTAGGATGCTGTACTCCGTTATCATCGGTCCACCCTTTATTTTCACGAATTGTTTTATCGTTATATTTCCACATAATCTGTTCCTATCTTGCTGTCGCTGGAGCTACACCATTGCCGCCAAACGGGTTTTCTGCAAAGGCCATGTAGACATAACCAACACCATTGCCATTCATTGTTGCGTTAGAGGAGCGAAATTTAAATCCGTTTGAAAGCATATCCATAGCGCGATCAGAAGTGCCACGACCATCAAATTCTGCGGCGGTACTATCTGCTCGTAATACTCGACCCGCAAGATTAATTGGATCACGAGTAGAATCATAAATAACCCAGTCATCTGAGCTAGTGTGTTCTTTTACCATAATCCAAGCAGGACGAAAACCTGTGTTAATAAACGGCCCGTCGTTATTTCCGTTTCCTGTATACTTTTCAAATCTACTATATCCTGCAACTTCTGCAAAAGAATACGCAACATAAGTTCCACTTGAAGCATTAACGGAAGCGTCTGTTCCAATACTAAAAACAGTGGATGAAGGTGCTGTAGTATTCCAATAAGCGGATGATGATCCTTCCGCACTATTAGAGTTAAGTTTTAAAAACTTAGATGTGCTGGCTAAACCTACATGATATACAGCCCAATCAGCCGAACTGTCTCTGCGTTTAATCCAAAGAACTGTTGGAGCAACCCCTATCCCATGTCCAACAGTAGCATTAGAACCCGTTCCCGTATAAGTTGAAATTGAAAATCCTGCTTCCTGACTAACAGATGTCGTCGCTGTATTTATACTGCCGTCAGTATTGCTGCTTCCCGCAGCGCCTTGGGTATGCCACTGCCAACCAACATAGGTTCGGCCAGAGCCGTTAAAGTTTGCATCGGTGGTATCAAGATCAAAGCCATCTGACTCAAACGTAACCAGCGCCGTGCTATCAGTATCTTGTGCGGCGTTGCTGTTTGATTTAAGTCGAGATGTAACTGCTCTAGCAACATCCCAAAAAACATGGTTGTCACCATTTGATCTGGGAGCTATCCACAATAAGTCGGGCTTGAAGTCTCCAAAATTAGCATCATTGGTGATGGCTAGGCCGCTGGACCCATTGCCTGTGTACAGTTGTGTGTGAAAGTACTCGGACCCATCGGTAACGGCAGGTGCGGCTAAGTTGGATGTGTTGAGATACTTAAAGGTGGAATCATCTACCGTAAATCCAGAAGCTCCGAAGTCGGCAGTACAGGCACCCTTCGCTAACGGGAAGTATGGGCCAGACGTTAGGCCCGTGGCTACACCGGAATACGAAGCGCCATCTACGCTTTTTTCTAGTACGCCCGTATCTGCATTAAACTCAAACTCCAAGACTTCACCGCTTGTAGCCGTGTAGGTGCTTTCAGTTCCGGTCAAGCTACCCTGCACCACACCAAACGCTGTTGATGCAGCGGTCGTAATCTTCCAAGCCCACTTGCCGCTAGACATACCGAACGTGCCGCTTCTGTCTGATGATCCAGTTAGCACCGTGTTGCCTTCTGACAGTGTGCCGCTCCCAGCATCTACAGCGTTCCAAGTGCAGTAATTCTCAGTAGGCGAATCGGCCACCTGATCAGCAGCGGTCAGCCCAGACGAGGTGAAATCATTACCATTGCCTGACTCGTCATCTCCTAAATCAGAACTGTCTCGCCCATCAATATGAAAACCATTGGTTCCAAAACTACCTGCATACTCTATTGGCACCCATACTCCATTAGCATCAAACTCTCCGAAAGCTGTTGGAGCTGCTTTTGTTCCATCAATTAAATATATTTCAGCTATGTAAGCATCAATAAAATTACTACCTTCTTTACCTATGTTTTGCGCTTCTGCAGCATTAACATCAAATTCAAAGTTTTGATCGGGATTGTTTGACGTACTAAAACTGGTAACTTCTACACCATTAATATAAATTGCAACACGATCTGCTGCTGTTCCATCTGTAGTATCAACTGCTAAAACAATATGCTGCCATGCTGTAGGATCATGAAAAACTTGAGTAGTTGCTCTTAATATACTACCATCAATTAAATACATTTTATCATCACCATCAGACCACCCAAACTCTGTGCTGCCAGCTTGAAGTATTCTATATCCACCACTAGTACTACTGGCTAAAGTGTTAAGCTTCCACCAAACACTATAAGTCCAAGTACGGCGATTAGATGCACTATCGGGCGTCCTAGTAAGAAAAGGACTGTCGCCTGTATTAAATCTAATTGATTGGTTAATAGAATAGCCAGTTGATTGTCCTGACGCACCCATCATTATATTTTGAAATACCATTTAATAGTCCTTTAACTATAAGCTTGTGTCATAACGGCCTGAATATTTTCAGCAGTGCCATCACTTGATACAGAAAGAATAATATAATCTAGTCTATCTACAGCATCATCGGTTGTTGAGAATGTAGGTGCTGTGCCACCAATAAAGTTCCAACAAGCATTGTACGATACTGTTCCACTGCCTCCTTGCTGATGCAAGAAAATACTACCAACTTGTCCTACTCTAGCATTGGTAGGTCTAGCAAGAGTATGTGCAGCAGTAACAGAAGTAAAGAAGTTTTGTGCTGTACCAAAGTTAAGAGATACAGAAGTAATACCGTTAATAGCTGTCGTTTCAACAGCGGCAGCAGCCGATTCAGTAAGTTGTAGCTGTCCTTCAAGTGATACATTACCACTTACTCTAACTGTTCCCAAGAAACCTGAGTTGCCTGTTATAGTTGTAGCACCTGTAACTTTAAGAGTACCGACTAATTGTGAATTACCGCTAACACACACATCATCGTTAAGCTCTGCTTTACCACCAACAACTAATCCTGCCTCTAATGATGTTGCACCGCTAACTCTTACAGTACCTAAGAAACCCGCAGCACCAGCAACTGTAACAGTGCCTAGTAAGTTAGTAGCACCTCCTACACTCAAGGCACCACCAACGCTCATAGCACCTATAACAGTAGTTGTACCTCCAACTACTAAGTTACCACTAACAGATACATTATTTTCAAATGTAGCTGCGCCCGTAGCAACTAGTGCTCCATCAAGAGATGTAGCTCCACTTACCCTAACAGTTCCTAAGAAACCTGCATTACCTGCAACAGTAACTGTACCAAGTAAATTAGTAGCTCCGCCAACACTTAACGCACCGCCTATACTCATTGCTCCAACAACAGTAGCCGTACCTCCAACCACTAAGTTACCGCTGACAGATACATTGTTGTCAAATGTACCTGCACCTGTAACAAATAGCGTCCCACCAACAGATGTATTTCCTGCTATATCAAGTGTACTAGCCATTGTTGCAGCACCACTTACTCTAACAGTACTTAGGAATCCTGTAGCACCTGTTATGGTAACTGTACTAAGTAAATTAGTTGCTCCACCAACACTTAAGGCACCACCAACGCTCATGGCTCCAACAACAGTAGCTGTACCTCCAACCACTAAGTTACCGCTAACAGATACATTATTATCGAATGTTCCAGCACCTGTAACAAACAGTGTTCCACCAACAGATGTGTTACCTGCTACATCTAGTGTACTAGCCATTGTTGCAGCACCACTAACTCTCATAGTTCCTAAGAAACCTGCGGCACCTGCAACTGTAACTGTGCTTTTTAAATTAGTTGCTCCACCAACACTAAGAGTTGAGTTTAAACTTACTGCTCCTGCTACTGTAAGAGTACCACCAATATTTACATCACCACTTACTGATATGTCTCCATCAAATGTAACACCGCCCGTAGCAAACAAAGTACCGCCTACCGATACATTACCAGCCACATCTAGTGTACTAGCCATTGTAGCTGCGCCACTAACTCGAACAGTTCCTAAGAAACCTGTGGCTCCTGCTACTGTAACTGTGCTAAGTAAATTAGTAGCACCTCCTACACTCAAGGCACCACCAACGCTCATTGCTCCAACAACTGTTACTGTTGATGCAAATGTACCTGCTCCAGCAACTGATAATGTACTTTGTAAATGAGCAGCACCGACTACACTAAGAGTACCGCCTATAATAGCATTGGATACAGAAATATTACCAGCAACTGCTCCACTCGGCACATTAGTTAAGTTAGCACCATCACCATAAAAAGCTGAAGCACATACTCTAGCATTTGTTGCTTGAACATTTGCACCTAAAATTGTAACTGTTCCGCCTACAACTAAGCCAGCACTAATTGAAACAGTGCTATCAAATGTAGCAGCACCTGTAACAAACAGTGTTCCACCAACAGATGTATTTCCTGCTATATCAAGTGTACTAGCCATTGTTGCAGCACCACTTACTCTAACAGTACTTAGGAATCCTGTAGCACCTGTTATGGTAACAGTGCTAAGTAAATTAGTTGCTCCACCAACACTTAATGCACCACCAATGCTCATTGCTCCAACAACTGTCGCAGTTCCGCCGACAACTAATCCAGCACTAATTGAAACAGTACTATCAAATGTACCTGCACCTGTAACAAACAGTGTTCCACCAACAGATGTATTACCTGCTACATCTAGATTACCGCTAACTGATACATTATTTTTAAAAGTACCTGCACCTACTACTGTAACTGTAGAGGCAAAATTAGAAGCGCCTCCAACACTTAGTGTAGATGCAAGGCTTACCGCTCCTGCTACTGTTAAAGTACCGCCAATGTTTACATCACCACTTACTGATATATCTCCATCAAACGTAATGCCGCCTGTAGCAACGATAGTACCTCCAACAGACACATTACCTGCTACATCCATATTGCCACTAACAGACACATGACGTTTAAATGTAGCATCTCCTACAACAGTTACTGTAGATGCAAAGTTTGTAGCGCCGCCTACACTAAGAGTAGAGGCAAGGCTAACAGCGCCTGCTATAGTAACAGTATTAGCAAAGTTAGCAGCACCAGCTACACTAAGACTAGAGGCCAAACTAACTGCGCCACCAATTGTAACAGTACCTAAAAGGTTAGTATTGCCGCTTACAGATACATTATTTTTAAATGTAGCTGCACCTACAACTGTTACTGTAGATGCAAGATTAACTGCACCACCTACACTAAGAGTAGAGGCAAGACTTACGGCTCCAGTAATAGTAACTGTAGATGCAAAATTAGCTGCACCTCCTACACTTAGAGTTGATGCAAGACTAACTGCTCCACCAACAGTCACCGTGCCGCCAAGATTTGTATTACCACTAACGGATACATTTGTTTTAAATGCAGTATCAGCTAAGAAAGTTGCATTACTACCCACACTTAATGTAGATGCAAGACTTACTGCTCCTGCTACTGTAAGTGTTCCGTTAATATTAGTATTAGAATTAATAGATACTTCGCTGGTAACAACTAAACTACCTGTAATAGAAACATTACCGCCAACATTTAGAAAGCCTGATATAGAAACATTGTCTGGAAGATTACCAAGACTTGCTTCAACATTAGTTAAGTTAGAACCATCACCATAAAAAGCTGACGCCGTTACATTACCAACTACATTAACATTACCACTTACACTAACATTTGTTGCAAAGTTAGCTACACCAGTTACATCAAGAACTGAGCCAATAGAGACTGAAGAAGCAGTATCAATCCTACCGCTAACTGACACATCATTACTAAATGTAGACTTGCTTGTAAAAGCAGCCGTGCCAGTTACAGCTAACGTACCACCAATAGATGCGTTTTCATTAACATCAAGCTGACCACTAACTGAGACATCACCTTCTACAACAAGCTTTCCACCTACTGTAACATTACTTGCAAAAGTTGCTACACCTGTTTGTGATAAAGTACCACCAAGTGAGACATCACCAGCTACATTAAAATCGCCACTAACTGATACATTGTTTACAACTTGAATGCTACCACCAACATTAACATTACCAGCTACAGTAATAGAACTAACACTAATGTCTCCACCAATACTAGCGGTTAGACCTGTAAGATTAGAACCATCACCAAAGAAAGCAGAAGCGCATACTTTATTGCCAACAATTAAATCGCTTTTAACTGTTGCTGTACCGTCTACAAGAAAGGCAGTTTGAGCAATAACTTTATTTGTAGCAACTTTTAGTGCAGTATTAGTGCCATCACCTGTTTGAACATACACAGCAGATGTACTAACACCATCATTATCAGTGCTACTATCAATAAGCAATAACTGCTTATATGTTCCCGAAATTAATTTTCCTGTTAAGTCTGTCATATTAGTTGCCAATGCTCATTTGTTGAATCCCAAGTAGTTGCTGCTTGATTCCATGTTAAATTTCTGCCGCCTGTGTCAGGTCTAGGATCACGTATGGAAGGGTTGTCTCGAACATCAGGAATTTTATTTTGTGGGTGATTCTTTAAATCAAAATTTCCTTCAAAGTCTTCTGGACAAACAATAAGGCCATAACTATTTTCTTGCATAAGTCTATGCGGATAAACCCATCCACATACGTCACACATAGCTAGTGCATTTTTATCAGTTGCCATTTTTACTATTCCAAAGTTCAAACAAAGTTTTTACTTTTTCTTTTAATATTTCTATATTACCGTGCATTTTTGCTAGTACAATAATTAAAGTAATTATTCCTAAAAATACAGGCCATGACTTTATAATAGCTTCTGCTATAGTCATTAAATATATCCAAGTTTCGGACGAAGAAACAAACTTGCTCTTTCACGATCTTCTTCCAACGCTCTAGCAAGTGTTTCTTCATAATTAACTTTTAACATATTGATACGTTCAGAGGGTACTCCTGCTCGTTTCATTGACATGTAATAAGATAACCCTGCCGTAAGACAAGGAAAAAATCTTTTAGGTAGATCAGCGTTTTGTTCTGCTGACTTATTAACGTCTTGCAGTTCGCTGATTGTTTCTATTTTTAAAATGTCTGTGGAATTATCTGGAATAGGCCAAACGGATAGTACGGGATTATCTCTGCTTCTACGAATAGAATACTGAGAAGGTCTTCCTGTCTGTGTTTTATTAGGTATTAATAAATACTCTTCTGATGTAATACGTGTTAGTTGTAAATCAGTAGCATCTCTATTTAAAACTACTTCAAGAGCATCAATAGTGTTACTAGATAAATTATATACAGCAGTAGAAGCTACAACTGTTACAGAAGAAACACTCGTACTCCATAACAGTATACCACGATTTTGCCAATCCTTCAACATAATATTAATAGAACGACGAGCAGAAGCAGGTTCATGACCGAGAGTATTTTCTCCCCCGATCATTTCCATTGCTTCTTGAATAACCTCGTCAATATCAAGGTTAAAATTATATGTACCTGATACAGCCATTATGTTTTCCTATATCTTTTAACCTTACGTGCAATACGTTTAGGTTGTTTGGAGTATTGCTTCCCCGCAGCAGTCGCTTTTCTCTTTGCTTTCGTGGTCGCAGCATATTCTTTTGACGACAGGGCTTTGATTGCTTTCTCTGGAAGATATCTCTCCCCTGTCTTGCTGCTTGGTTTCCCTGACTTTGTTTTCCATTTTTGCTTTGTCCACTTTGATAATTTATTACTAGCTTTCTTCTTACCTTTATAACTTCCACCAGAGTCTTTATAATATTTAACAGCAAGCTGCATAGCTCTAGCAGAATGCTTACCGCCCATCTTAGCTTTAGCTCTGGCTTTTGCCCTAGCCCATTTAGCAGGGTCACGTTTTTTTGCAACTGCCATTGTGTGTCTTACTTCTTATGAACCATCTGAACATCAAAACTTGCTTTTTTAAATCCACCTTTGTGTGAAGCAAATCCAGTCTTAGGATTTTTCATAAGTTTAAATCCTTTACCAGCTTTCATCCAGTGAAAACCTTTAGGAGCGTCTACTGCTTTTTTCATGTTAACCTCTTTTCTTTATTCCGCGCACATATTTTTGCGACTTGGGAGGGCTTTTTTTAGAACCACTAGGTCCAGCCCAAAAAAGTTTATTAGCCCAGTAAGCTCCGCTAGTTTTTCCTTTAGCAATATTTTTACCATGTCTAGCTTTAAAAGACTTACGTGCTTCAGGAGAATAATTATGCCCCATTTTCTGATCGCCAAAACGAATAACTTTAATACGGCCTTTATCACGAATAGCAACCACAGCTTTTTTAGTAGGATGTTGTGGTGTACGCTTTGGTTTATTAAGTCCGCTTAAACTATAGCGTTTAAGTTTTTTCTTTTCGGAATCAGATAAAGACATTATTTTTTCCTACAGTTAGTATACTTATATTTTTCTACCATGTAGTCAGCAAAGGCAGACCAGTAGTCATTCCAACTTTTATAATCTTTTTCTACTGGACGCATTATATCCCAGTTTATTCCTACTTCTTCAGGAAGGTTATCAAAATTAGTTTCCACGAGTTTCGACACCAAAGCCTCTTTTTGCTGCACGTTTACGAACAGATGAATTTTTCTTTTTTATAGTCTTTTTTATACCGCCACCTGATCGGCTACCAAAAACATCTTCATTCATATCGTAGTCACTAAGCCCACGTTTCTTTCTATCAGCAGAAGCACGTTCTCCTGCTAATTTAAGAGAATCAAAACCGCGCTCTAGCATATTCATATCTTTACGACGGTTTTTTTCAGAAAGATCAAACATCTTACCAGCATCAGGTGAGGCAAAAGCTTCTGCATATTCATCAACAGTTTCTTTAGAACGAGGCAACGGTGCATCTGAACCACGAAGAGTATTTGGTAAAGAGGGCGAACCAGCCATTAGTCCTGAAAATTTTTGTGAAGGTGTAGTTGTTCTTGCATTAAATCTACGATTGTTTGTCTTAGGCTGTCCCATTCTAGCTGTTCGTTGATTACCTGTTTCTGGAGAAACATCAGGGCCTCTGCTTAGAGTATTTGCGTTATTCCTACCTGTTACAATTCTTGCTTTAGCTTTGTCTCGGTCACTTAACCCTGCTAAAGCAAGATTTGATGTTGCAATACGTTCTGCTTGTTTTACAGCTTTTACAACAGGAGAGCTTGGCGCTGTAGCTAACATACCAGCAGAAGCCTTATCAATTTTTTCAATATCTTTTTCTACGTTAGCTTTAAGTCTTCTTTGAGTTTCTAAAGTTACGCCTTTAAATTTACCGCTTTCTATTCTTTTATTAATTCTATTAAGTTTGTTTAATAGATTTTTTTCTTTCTTTATTTTTCTATCTTTTATTGCTTTAGCACTTTCTGGTTTTCTAGCCATTTTAAGATGCTCCCTTATCTTTATAACAAGCAGCAACAAGTTGCTCACCTACACTACCGCCGCTTTTACGATACATTGTATTTCCACCGCCCATACGCTTCATGACTTTACCGCCATATGCTTTTTTAATAGGTGCTTTAGGTTTAGATCGAGGAGAAGGCTGTTTAGGTTTTCTAAGATCAGTAGTATACTTTTTACCTTCAAACGTAAAAGTTTTCTTACCTTCACGCCTAGCTTGACGAAAAGCTTTTTCAAAAGCAGTCTGACCTTGTTTTTTAGTTTTAGATGTGTCTTGTACTTTAGACGTATCTTTAGCTTTAGCTTCTTCGTCACCTTTACTTGAAAGAGCAGCAGCGCCACCTACAATTGCAGCAGTTCCTAGAGCGCCTTTTCTTAATCTCCTAGCAGCTTTTGCATCATTACCAACGGAATTTTTGCCTCCAGCACTTAAACCAGATAGTTTGCCAGTAGCGCGATTTCTTGTAGCCGCTCCAGTTCTTCTTCCTTTTGTGCCGCCTGTTAAGGCTACCTCTGTAATATCTTTTGCTCTTTGTCCTGTAGGTTTTTTACCAGTATATCTTGTACCACCAGCAACGTCTAATATTTTTTTTCCTATTCTACCTGCAATAGCCATAATTACTCTCCAGCTTTTTCTGTATAAATAACTTTTTCATCCATAGAATAATCTACAACTACATTCTCAGGCTTACCTACAACAGACGGACCTTTGCGTGCAGCACCGAAACCCTGACCAGTAGGCTTACCAGTAATAGCATTAAGGTCAGCAGGATAGGCCAGCAAACTGTGCGGCCCTCTTAAATAAGTCTTCTTCATGATTTTCTCCTTTTTCCCTTTGCAGCCATTGCAGCAAATTTCTTAGCACCGTACTTTTTTCTTCCAATGTATGCTGCTAAAGCTTTAGGGTTTCTAGCCCCACGTTTTTTTAAATTAGAAACTGTATCTTTAAATCGTTTACCAGAACCAAGCGGCGGTTTCTTTTTCTTTTTCTTTCGACCGCCTTTAGTAACCTGCTGTCTAATGCTGGCGCGACTTGTAGCCATTATACTTTAGTATAGCCTGAGTCAACAATACCTTGACCACCGCTATTAGCTTTAATAACGCCGCCACCTTGTTTATAAACAATGCCGCCCTTCTTATACTTCATTACTTGACCACCACCCATTTTTTTAGCACGTACCATTTCTTCACCTGCTCCACGAGTAGCACCAGTTTCTGTATTAACAGAGCTTCTTCTTGGATTAGGCTTTGGCTTTGCATTTATTGTATCAAAATCTTTTTTAGTTATTTTGCCGTCATTGTCTACATCTAATTTTTTTTGATTGCCTTTTAATGCCATTAGCTTGCTCCTTGTATAAGTGTATTGGGTCCACCAGCAGGACTAGCAGCGGTTTCCATATCGTCTTGTCTAGTTCTACGAGCCTGATTACGTAGTGCAGTTACTGCGTTGTCATACTGTCCCTGCCAAACTGGAAGAGTGTTCCAATCTTTCATGTACATAGTGGCTTCTAACATACAACCATAAAATAAAGCGTTATAGCAATACTCGCTGTAATAATTTGAAACTGTCACACTTGTGCCTGTTGCCGAAGCAAGAGCTAAAGGCCGTGAAGCAGTTTGAACAATACCTGACAAAGCTGATGTAGGTGTTGGTACAATGTAAATTGATCCATTCGTTTTCCGTGAATAGTAACGGGGAGTTCCTGTAGATGTAGCAATAGGCCAGTAGTCTGTAGCATACTCATAAGTTCTTTGTAACAAGTTTACCTTCGAGGAAGATGGAACTCCAGTTACACTGATACTTGTGGTGTAGTTTACATTACGAATAATACGCACTCGATCATTAAGTGCAATACTGGCATTAGTCGCTACATATGAAATAGCGGTATACTCATCTAAACCAACATCGTCTAAATCTTTAGTAAGACGTAGTTCTGTTTTTTCAATCAACTTAGGAATCTGATCCGCAAACTCAATCGAATCATTTTCAGTTGTGTTGATAATGTCGGTCTTCAGATAAGAATAAGAAGGCATATCAGCCTACATATAATGTAATCGTGGGAGTCATAGTGCCAGTACCTGAGTTGGCAACACTAAGTACACCATAAACACCAACACCCATATCTCCAATATACATATCATTAGAATCTAAAGCGCCTACACGATATCGAATAGCCGTACCCTTGGCAGTCTTGTTAGTAATTTGATTTGAACCAGTAATAACAATTTCACCAGCAAGAGTAGCAAATGTATGGATAGCCATAACACGAGTTATTTGAGGAACTGGTCCACCACCGTTTGCTCCAACAGTTAAGTTACTGTCTACATATCTGAAGCCAGTAATAATAGCACCGTCGCTACTTACATTTTGAGCAACTTTAATATTTGTACCCATATTTAATTCCTTTATAAATAAAGAGTCGAAAGAGAGAGCAACACTTAGTCACTCTCTCCTTCTATCTTAATTAACCTGCGCTACCGAACCAGCCACGCCAATCAGAGACACCGAAGCTATAACGCTCCCGAGCCTTAAATCGGATGTTTCCAGTATCGAAGTCAGGTTCCATCTTCGTCTGAAGCGGAGTACGAACAAACATCTTAGTGCCGTTCGGAACATCCGTCTTGACAAACCACGCATCAGTATCGGTAAACCGACGATTGATGTAGTAGCCTTCAGGAACCATACCCAAGTGACGAGTCGCGTTAATAGCGTTCGTATTCGGGTTCGCCTGTGCAGCACTCGTCTGAGTGTTACCGGGGCTGCTTAGAACGCGATCTGCAATGGCCCACGAATCAACGGGAACATGCAGCGATACCGCGCTGGCACCAATAAGAATACCACGATCATCCTCGATCTTCTGAATAGCAGTCAGAGACGCCTCAAGAGTGGCTTCCGAAAGATCGGCAGCACCAAGAAGGTTGGACTGATTACCAGCAGAGATGGTCGGATGAGCAGCAGAGAAGAATGCAGCGCCATCACCAATAGTAGCCGTGAAGCCATTATTGTAAAGCGCAGCCGCCTTGACCTGCTTGGTATTTGCCATCGCACGAGCGAGACCGCGCGCACGAAGCTTGGCAAAGGTGTCATACAGATTGTCTTCCATTGCTTCTTCCGTAACCGCGAAAGCAAGTGCAATAGTTTCAGCCGTATAACGGGCAGTGTAACTTTCCTGAGCGTCATCATAAGAAACAGCAGCACCTTCACCCTTGGTCGGCGCAGAGCCAAACCCAGTGAATAGTACTTCTTCTTCAAATGCACGATCAGAATTTTCAATGTCATAAAGAGGTTCGTGTTCGTTATTAACCTCTCCATACTCCATTCCAAAAACGGCGTTTAAGCCCGGAAGGAGTTCTTTTGATATACTAGCTCTATTAATAGCCATGATTAATCCTCCCTATTAAGCCGTTGATGCCGTAGCAGTGACATAACGATCCCGATGGGTGTTAAGCCAAACTTCGACAATTGGAAAAGCGTCGTTATTACCTTCGTCAGGATACTGAGCGCGGCCAACAACACGAGCAGCAAGCTCGGTTTCAGCACCAGAACTAGCCATCAGGTAATAGCTGGACTGTCCAGTTACCGTGCTGCCCGAACTAGCGGTAGAACTAACTGTAACAGTATAATTCCTAGCAATCGCTGCTTCAGCAGCAGAAAGAGTCAAAGAACACTGAATGTAGTAAGTCTGTGCCGGATCAGTAATAACAAAGAATTTAATATCCGTGGCGGATATTGCCCCATTCCAAAAACGAGAGAACTTCTGTTCTCCATTTTCAACATACTGACAGCCCATGAAAACGCCCGAAGGCTTCAAGGTACCGGCAATAAATGGCGAGATTGTAGCAAAGTTTGCTCCCGGAAGTACTACCGGATCGCCTGTGAAAATGTTGTTACTAGGTGACTGCGCCTGACCTGTTGAGGTAAGCGTAATCATATCGGTGACGGCCTCATTATTATAAGCGCCGCCTCTCTTACGAGCAGGGACAAAACCACGAAATGCTTTAGTAGTAGACATGTGTCATCTCCTTAAAAGTTAAAGACGCTAACCCTGAAAATTGGGTCTTCGTCCTTTCGTTACTGTGGTTTTACTATTGTTGGAAATTGGCATACGAGAATCAGAACTGTTCATAAGCTGCGCGTTTACGGCTTGCATCATATCACCAGCCTTATTCTCATAGTGTTTCCGTTTGGCTGCTACCTTGCCTGCTGGCATTTTTGCTAATGCCAAGTCTCCACGACAGACTGTGCCTTGGTAACGACCGTCTTCCCTTACGAAGGATGTAATCGACATTTCAGGAACTTCATCAGGAGTTACGAAAACCCATCCCTCTTGTAGTTTCTTACCTACATTTGAGATGTCGTCTGTGCCTTTGATGGAGATTCGTATCCAACGTAAAGCCATTTCTTCACTATCAAATCGTGCTTGAACATGATCTGGAATAGCTAAAGCGTTAGGCTCTTCAAAGGTCCATTCTTCTTCCTGTGTGTTATTCTCTCTAAGCTGACTACTACGTGTTTCATTTCGTGTCATAATAATTCTCCGCGCTTCTATTTAATATTTGTGTATTCGCCGTCAGCCCCATTTACTTTGAGCTTTTCGGCAGCATATCTTTCAAGTGGAATATTCCATTTCTCTGCTAGTCGGATATCTTCTTGAGATAACTTAACCTTTCTAGAACTGGATGAGGAGGAACGCGATCCCCCCGAAACCACTTGAGCAGGACTTAACGTACTGTCCTGCACACGTTGAATATCTTCCCCAAACTGTTGAGGAAAAGATTTCTTCATTCTATTACTAATCTCCTGATAAAATTCATTATCATTTGGATCGTAACCTTCATTCTTTAGTTCCGCATCAATAGCTAGTGCCGCTGCGGTCATAACATTGTTAGTACCAAACCAATTATTTTCTGATGCCCACTCTTCTGCCTTGGGATCAGTTACAGCAGGTCTAGGAGCAACTTGCTGTTGTACTGGCTGTTCTACTGGAGCAGCTTCATAATTACGTTTAGCACTGGAAACATTCTTCAGATCGCCCTGCGCTTCATTGAGCATTGTCTGAGCTTGAAGAAGTTTTTCCTTCTCGCCGTTTTCAAATGCTTCTAAGTAAGCTGCTTGAGCCAACTGAATTTTATCTGTCAGTTGCTTTTCCGAAGCATCGAGACTTAGTTTATTAATCTCTTGTACTTCAGAATGCTTTGTTTTGAGGTTAGTTTCTAATTCCTCATTTTTTTGGATAAGGGAATGAATTTGTTCGTCACGTTCTTTACGCTGACGAATAAGTTGTCGGATACGTTTCTGAGCGCCAGACGTTTCAACTCCGTCTAGCTCTGTCCCGCTTTTTTCTTTTTCTTCTTTTTCTTTAGGTGCAGAAACTGCAACAGCTTGTTCAGAAGATTCTTCAATTTCATACGCAACTTCATTCTCCTCTTCACCATTAGGAACAGATACTTCGCTCCACTCTTCTTTTTCGATCATTGTTTTTTCTTTCCCGTTGTTTACGAAACAAACGATTTAACGATTATATTAATATATTATATCATAGTATTGTTATATCTACAAATTAACTTGATCCTGCACTAAGGTTAAATGTAGGATCAAGATCAGCAGGGTTTTCTACACGAAGCATGATCTGATCATCAAACAATAGAATAAGCCGTACTCCTTTATAAAATAGCTTAGTTCCTGTATGTTTACCGTAGCAAACAAAGTCCCCTTCTTTACACCAGCTACCTTTAGGAAACTTATCCTGATCTCCATATGCAAGATCACCAAGGCTTAGAACTTTACCAATAGTTGTAAGATAAGCCATATCTTCTTTGGTAGAGTCTGGAATAATAATACCACCCTTGGTTAGCGACTTAACCGTAACAGGGCGAACTAGAATATGAAAACCGGGAAGTGATGGTAATACATCAGGGTCCGGCTGTTCAATAGGGTCTGTGATCCAAAGATCATTTTTAATAGAGTTACCTAAATTTACTTGTTGCATTTTACTCCTCATCTTCGTCGTATATGCGTTTCTTTACAATATCAGTTAAACGATCTCTTGACCATTCAAGTCCTGCCAGTGTGCCTACCATCTGTCTATACTCAGCGTAGTCACCAGCACTTCCATTACCAAGAGACAATCTTAGATTATTAATTTCTTCATTTAGTGTTTGAACAAATTCGTCCCAGATAGTCATTACTTAAGTTTAGCTGGTCCTGAAACTTTAAAAGAAAAATCATCAAACTGATTAAGAACGCTTCGATTTGTTCGACCACCGAAAGACTCTTCCTTTACCATATCACCAAACGTATCTTTATTAGGATACGGTACGTGTGTAGGATAACCATTAGTAACACCTTTAACATCAGGCTTTACATGATCGTGGTATCCTTTTCCTTTATTCATCATTGTTTGTCTCCTTGAAACTGTTTAAGAAATTCAAATATTTCTTGAGTTGTGTTTTCTTTTTCTTTGCCTTGCTGCTTTTCAGCTTCGATAGCTAATAGTGTAAGAGCTTCAAGGGCTTTGATATCTTGTTTACTATTCCGATCTAGACCGGCCTTCTCTCGTTTGAAGTTATCAGTAGAGTTGGTTTTCAACATACCAATAATCTGATCGTTCTCTTCAAGTTCAAGTTTCTTATTCTTCAGTTCCATGTCAGCCGCTGCAATAGCAGTATCATTCTGAAGTTTTTGTTTCTCAAGTTCTACCTTGGCCTGTTCAAGTGCAACTAGCTGCTGCTCTGGCGACTGTGCCATGCCCATAGCCATGTTAGCATTGAGAACCTGCTGTGCGGCTTGTGCTGTAACCATTTCAATTACTTGTGGGTTACGTGCGGCATCCGGTCCAGCCTCCTGCATCAACTGCTGAGTCATGCCTGCTACCTGTTCCTGATACTTCATTACAGAATGCTCCTGAATGTTAGCTTCAAGAATAGGACGAAGCCGACCCATAATAGGATTAGAGCCGTTCATAGGGTCTTGAAGGTAAGCCATCTTAGTCTGGATATGTGCATCATGGTTCTGACCGGGAAATGCCCCGATAGGGATACCTTTTGTTGCAGCCATAATATCAGACACAGGGTCCATAGCTTGAGGCTCAATCTTAGGAGGTAGTATCTGTTCTAGGTTAGGCATGTTAGCCGCATGTAGAATAGTTCTATTCAATGCTTCTAAGTTAAACATTCCCGGTGGAGACTGCTGTGCCATCTGTAACGCCATGTTAGCCAACATCATACGATGGGCATTGGATGGGATGTTAGGATCAGATACAGGGATAATATCTACGCGACCATCAAAGTCTTTTCGGAAAATACTACGAGACTCAAATGGGACATCATATGGATATTCATCAGGTAAGTAATCATAGTTAATACTGGCAAGGATTCTAAATTCATCCTTCTGTGATTTATGTACTCGCTTATGAATAGCCGAGAAGAACTTACTACTGGCTTCGAGTAATGCCATAGTTGTACCAACGGGTCCATAAGAGGCAGCATCAGAGATAACTTGCTCTGTGCTATCTGCAAACTTTTGTCCTGTCAAAGCTACAAACTGTAGCATCTGGTATAGAGTTGAGGAAGGCTCTTTGTAGGGTAGGGGAACAATAGCCTTTGATAAATCTATGCCTGTTGCTTCAACCTCTTTAAACTCGCCCGGACTGATTGGATCATTATCTCCAACAATCCTGACACCCTTGGCTTTAAACCCACCCGGAAGATTAGCAAACTGACCTGCATCTATGAGAGACCGCATTGCTGCCGTTGCACTCATTGTCAGATTTCCAAGGAAATGTATTAAGCCAAGGCCGTAGAAACCAAAACCGGGTACGAACCTGTAATGAACAAAGTGACTCCGCTTCTCGCGGTTAGGATCGTCTTGCTCATAGTTTCTACGAATACTTAGTACCTGTCGAGAATCCTGCTCAACAGTTACAATATATGGAAGTGCTTCATCAGCATCTTCAATGTCTAGATAACAATGCTGTTCCAGTAAGACATACTGAGGATCATTATCATAATCAGGATTGAAACCAAGAATAGTATCAATCTTCTCTGCAAAAGAAGTAATCCCTGATTGAGAAGGAGTGGGAAGATCAGCATCTTGATATACTCCTGCATTGATATCTCTTTGAATATCTTTAGGACTACGATAGATTACGTGCGTATACCTGTCAGCATTCCGAAGATCAGTAGCATAGTAAGAAATATAAAACTGGTCAATAGGAATAAACTCTGAGACAGGGCGCTTCAGTGTAGAGCTATAGTAAATCTTTTTAAACGCTGAACCAATCAAGGGGAGATGGAAAAGCATTCTTTCAAATTCGTCAAAGTATTCTGGCATCTGCTCAGTAACCTGATAGTTCATAAAGTTCTGAACACGGTTAGCTTGCATTTCCTTTTCAGGAGTAGCTGTTCCTAGAATATTTGCTTTTACTGGACCGCTTGCAGGAAAGAGTTCCTGTGAAGCCTTCGACTGAAACTTAACAGCCGATTCAATTAGTAGTGGGTGGACTGCTGTACATGCGCCCTCAAAAGGTTCTGAACCCTGCTCTAGCTTTAAGCCTAGCAAATCAAACCCACGTTCAAACATAGACTCCCATTCAGAACGGGACTCCTTATCTGCTTGAAAATTATCTATGACCATGCGGCCAATCTCAAGAAGTTCTTCTTCTTCTAATGTTTCTGTTAAATCACCGTACCACTCAGCAACTTCGTCAGTCGCTTCCATGCCTACAGCTTCAGTAAAATCTACAATAACACCGTCACCTTCAGGATCAATTTCGATACTGGCTCCAGACTCACCTTGCTCTACCAAAGGAACAACATTATTTTGCTCTTTGGGAATCATATCAAAAGGGTTACGTTCGGTTGCCATTATGCTGTTCCTGTATTATTTGTTGGAATGCCTAGTAGTCCTGCACCTTTGCCACTACCATAAATTTGATCTAGTATTTCTTTAATCCCTGTATTAGCTACTCGTTGTTTATTCGTTAGTGTTTCTCTAACTTCTTGAACTTCGGCTACTGTTACTTCTTCTGGTTTACGATTTGAGGCTGCTGCAATCTGTTCTCTAATCATACCGTTGTCAGCATAGATACCATCGTCGCCACCTGTACCATCATCTTCACCTGCACCCGGCGCGTTACCGGAGCTTCCGGGATTACCTGTATCACCATAGCCGCCCTGTGTACCAGTATTGGGAACACTAATATCAAAACTTGGTCCTAGATTTGCAGCCTTTGCCAAAAAACCAAGAGTAGGATTGACAAGCCCAAGTGCTATTGCAAAAGGATCAAACGAAATACTTTTATTTGGGCTGCGATTGAGTTGGTTTCGTTGAGCAAAAACTTCAGGAGGTGTGAAGGTAGGACCACCAGTAGTAGGACTACCAACTGTTGTCATACCCTCTTCATTTGTATCCGTAGTAATGCCGTCGGGATCGCCTGATCCGTCACCGGGACCTATACCAACATTAGCTGCCGTATTATCAGCATCAGCGTCTGCATCCTCAGAATAATAAGATGGGATACCATCAATCTTTCTACCACTACCACCAAGTTGTGTCAACAAGTTTTCTTCACTAGGATTGATATAGGCTAGTCTGTGTGGCTGACCATTAATGTTCAGACTATTCTGAACAGTAGATAGACCACCTCCTTGTGCCATAGGCATAATAGGTTGCATTCTTTCCATGCTAACACTAAGCATAGGTTTTTTACGTTCTTCTAATATATCGGATACTATTTTTTGTGCTTGTTCAAATAAAGACATTTAATTCCCCATACCTAACCCACTATATTATAGCACACTATTTTAAAATGTCCAATAGGTAGATTTCTTTTCTCTAACTGGCTCATCCCAATTAGGATCGTCAGGGTGCGCAAGGTTCCAAGAGTCCCGCATATAATGCACTGCCATAGTTAGCGCATCTACTTGGTCATCATGGGCTGCATTTGGAAAACGTATTAACTCTTCCACTAGATCATCTGCCCATTTCTTAGAGGTGGGTAGCCATAGCCGACCTGCTTCCATGATAGGCGTGGCTGCATAAACTCTGGATACCTTATCCCGATCTGGCATGTATTCCATAATGGGTAAGCCTGATCTGCGTAAGTCTTGAATCAAAGACTGCCCACTTGCTTTCTTTTCAATCATGCAGACATCAGGTCTGTACTGATTGTACAGCTTCTGTGCTATACGTCTAAGCTCTGGGTACTCAAACCTGCCCTTGACATTACCAAGTAAGATTAAGTTAGAAGCATAGTCCTCTATCCCTTCTTCATCTTGGTCATACATGTAGAATATGCCCCATGTCTGAATAACACTGTAGTCAGCCGTGTTGCTTGTAGAAAAAGCAGTGTCCATAGTCTGTATAATAAACTCACAGGTAGGCGGTTCCTCTTGATCCCACTCCTGAATCCACTTCTTTTTAATTAACCCACCTTCTTCTGGGGTAGGGTCTTGCATATAGAGAGCATTCCAGTATCTGCTACCATTACTGGCCTTGATCTCATGTTCATCAATACGTAATATCGCATCGGACTTCCATTCTGGAAAATAACTACCACCTACGGGTAAATCTAGCAAGTCTGCTGCCTCTTCGTCTAGCCATGCAGGTATTTTAACTACTTCCCACGGGATTGTCTCATAGTCGCCCATGTCTTCCTGCTGTCGTAGCAACCATCCGCAGAGATCATCATGATGGTAGCGTGTATTAATAATAACAATTGCACCATTGGGCATAATACGAGTGCGTAGACCAGCAGGGTACCATTCTTTGATGTATCTTCTACCTGCATCTGAATATGAATCCTCTTCAGACATCACATCATCCAGAATTGCTACATGAGCACCACGTCCAGCAATCTGTGACCTAACACCAGCCGCATAGTAGGTACCATTCTGTGTGGTCTTCCACTTACCTGCTGCACGAACATCACTACGCAGTGCGACACCGGGGAATATCTTAGCAAACTCTTCAGTATTTACCACATCTCGTACAGATCGACCAAAATCACTAGACAATTGGTCACTATGGGAGACAGTCAGTATCTCATGTTCTGGGTTTCTACCAATATACCATGCTGGAAACAACTTAGAACAGATAACAGACTTTGATGAGCGTGGTGGAAGGAAGACCATTAGTCTTTTTATTTTTCCAGACTCTAAATCCTTTAGCTTTTCAGAGATTAGTTCAATATGTTTACCCATCTTCCAACCAGAGACAATGCTTGGAGCTACAAGTCGTACAAATGTGAGGAAATCTGTGTTGGCTGAAAGGTTTACTTCTTGAGTAAGAAGGTGTTGTAGGTCAATATATGAATCTAAAAAATTATCTTCAATGTTTAACATAACATTATTATAACATATATATTAATGTTAGACAAATGTTAATTTATATCTTAATAGTGTAGTAGTATGATTTATTAGTCTAATGTTTATATTAAGTGCGAGCTAAAAAATACTAGATTTTACTGCCCCATAGATTATGGGTACCCTTTCCTCCATGTGGTTTATATATATATATAGGCGGGGGCGCAGATTTTCCGCGTGGGGGTCGTTTTTCTCATGCCGCGCAACATTCTTTCGTTTTTAATAGATACCTTTTTGGGGTATTGACAAATCACTTCCCAAATGCAACGCGCCCGGTTTCTATATCTAGCCAAGCCCCGTGTCATATCGTCGTGCGCGTGTCTGTTTTGGCGATATACGTGAATAATCTTATACATAAGAAAACGCTCAGGCCCTTGTTCACGCTGGCATTTAAAAAACATTTGACAGGTTATGCCTCCGCGTGCCTATGATGATACAGCCCCGAGCTTAGGGGCTTGCTGTTTTACATTGTGAATACTTACTACCACCGCGCTAGCCTCCTTTTCGGGTGATCCTGCTAGCGTGGATATATCTATTGGAGTTACCCAAATGACTAATGCAAACAAGAAAACCGCTGCGAAAACCGCAACCCGTGTAAATACTGACAAGCA